GTCAACCTACCAGAGGTATCCCTCTAGGAGATTTTAAAGTATCTGGTGTGTACGCCATATTGAATACATATAATTCAAAGATTTACGTCGGACAAGCGGTAGATCTTAGGAACAGATATGAAAACCACTTTTATAGATTGAAAGCAGGAACTAGTAAAAATAAACACCTACAATCGGCCTGGGACTTATATGGCGAAATCAATTTTAGATTTTATATTCTTGAAGTATGTGAGATTGAACATTTGAACCAAAAAGAACAAACACTACTTGACACGTTTTTTGGAGAATTTTCTTACAACATGTGTCCAATTGCTAATTCTAGTCTAGGGTTTAAACATGAGGAGTCCACTATTCAGAACTTGAGAACAATTGCTACCTCTGAAGAATCTAGAGAACGTAAATCAAAGATAGCAACTACTATGTGGAAAAACACAGAGCATCGAAATCACATTTCTAAATTAGCGTCTTCTCAATGGGAAAATGAAGAGTATAAAAACTACATGTTTACTAAAAGAGACGAATATTTAAATTATGAGAAAGGTAAGAAAGCTCTAAGTAATAAAAGCATTTCTCAATGGCAAAATGAGGATTACAGGGCTAAGTTTGACAAAACAATATCGGATAAGCGAGCTTCTAGATTGGCTCACCTATCGGAGAAAGAAAGAAATAAGGAAGAGACCCGATTAGCAAAAAGAAAAATAGCTAATGATAAGTACTTATCCAAGAAAAAAGCAGAGCGTGAAGCCCTGCTTTCTAATAACCCTGCTATTTAGACATCTGATCAGACAGCGGTAAATCGAGTTGGGGGAACGGGACCGCTATTGAAGCCATAGCTCCGGCCACGGTAAGTATCCTTAAATAGATAACAATAGATTCTTTAGTCACATCGATACCAAGCAACTGCACAGTCTTTAATTGGCTAGCCACGTCTGAGTCAGTAGTATTCATAATGTACTGACACTGACTCTGTGCATCGGTAATCTGCTCAGTTAGATCAGCAATCAGAGTAGTGTCAGTATCTTCAACACGATTAGCATTGACAACAAAGTCAGAGAAGAATGTGCCTTGAGCTGGGATAATAACGTTGCTACCCTTACGAGTAAATAAGATCTTAAGAAACATTTGAGCTACTTTCTGTAGACCAGTTACCTTGCGTGGTGTATCCGCAATTTCAAAAATTAACTGACTCTGCGGGAAGCCCCCTGGGAACGAAATGAACAGTAGATCATAAGTCCCGCCCTGCGGTAGATTGGAAGTTGTACCAATACGTTGGTTGAAGTTAAAGTTTAAGCCAGCCATTACATTGTACCTCCAGGTGTTACGATACCACTCAGCGTGCTAACAGTCGAAGTTTTAAGAGTCGAATAGTAATTCGATTCATCAGTTGCTTCGCCTTGACCATCACCGTAGTAATCGCCTTTGTTCTTTGTTCTCATAGCAAATTCACGTAACACTGAAGTGATGTGATGAATACTCTCAATAGCAGCTCCGTTTGGGTAATTGGAACTGCCTGATTGAGCCATCGCTGTTACTCGGTGAAGCTCAGAAAAATCGATGGTTGTAACGTAATCGTTGAAATCCGGACAAGCGCCTCCATTGGCAAGGTATGCCGTCATGTCAGAGAAGTATTTAGCCAAACTGTTATAAATCGTTTGAGCTTGGCCTACTGCCGAATTAGCGTCGATTGCCATTATAGTCCGATTTCTTTCTTAGTTTTATCGATTTTATTAATCAACTGTTTCTTAATGTAATTGTAGCGATTAATGTTCACACCTAGCTTTGCTGCGATTTGTGGTGCTGGCATTTCTTTTACATTATCAAGAATAAATTTTTCATCAGGAGTTAGCTGACTTAGGAGATACTCCATAAGCTCGGCATTCTCGTTGTATTGCGTAAACTCAGCTGGTTTATCCGATGCTGATTCACTCAAGTCAGAGTATAGAGAATTCTTGTATTTTACAACTTGAGCTTTGGACCAGCCAAGAGACTTAGCTAGTTCTTCTTCGGTTGGATCACGATTGAGCTGATCTGCCAATTCTTGATTGCTAGCGTTCCATTGACGGTACAATAGCTGCATATTTTCCGGAAGACGAACAGCATTTTGATATTTGTAATTTAGTCTTCGAACACGCTGGAGATAGTTCGTTACGTGAGTCGATAACTGCGTACCCTTTGAAGGATCGTAGGTCTTAATACCATTGATAGCCCATTTTTTAGCTTCTGCACTCAAAGCAGCGCTAGGAAGACTACCTGATTGACGATTAACTTCTTGGAAGATAACGCCACTGAGCTGATTTACAAGCTTGCCAAGATCATGCTTACTACCAGTCTGTTTCCATTGGTCAAACAGTTCTCGGTCTTTTGATCGATAATCGATAAACTCTGGCTTTGCTGTTTCTTCTGTCATTATAAGTAAACGCTGTAGTTGCTGTATACGCTATTTACATACCCAATCATATAGGCTTGTAGTCTAGCGGAAAATTTCTGCATCACGAAACAATCGTCTGCCCAGGATGTATCCGACAACATCCCAGATTGGTAAATGTTTGTCGGGATATTAACGCTTCTAGGCAGCCCGCCTTTAACTTCTCCAAGGGCTGCGAATCCATCTGTAATAGTTGATGCAATTGTCATAGTGTTATTTTACTCCTTAAGCTACGTGACCGCCAACTTCAGAAGAACTAGTTGTGTTATCTGGAGTCTTGGCCGTAGCCTGAGAATTGTTAATGAAGTCAGCAACTTCCTGATAATCCAAGAACAAGCTAGCACCAGGTTCAAGCAGTGTTGCAGAATCAAGTGCAGGGTTCTGATAGCTAATTGACGTTGGGTTGTAGTTAGCCGTAGTCAAATCGATAAATGTAATGCCAAACTTCGTTTGAATACTCTTCTTGCCCTCAATAGGTCTCATTACAAGACGTAGATTCCCCACAGCTGTCAAGAAGTCATTTCCCTCACCACCATTGGCAGTAGGCCTAGACGTTTCAGTGCTCTCAACAAGTAATCCGGAAACTCTCTTGACTGGAATAACCCGACCCATGTCAAAATCGTATAGATCATCAATAGCTACTGCGTTAACACCAAGCACACTCTTATAGAATGCATCGGCTGTAGCCTTAGCTGCTTCGTTGAATAGAATTGTACTATTCACTGTCAAATCATCTGGCGGATTGCCGTATCCATCACCATCTGTTGAAGACTTGCCTGACTGACCTGGCTCAGTATTAACAATGTTAAGCGCAGTTTGAAGCCAAGGATGTAGTGGCTGCATGAAGTAGTTAACCATCTCAGTATACGTACATGCTGCAACGAAGCCAATGCTTGTCGAAATGCCACGTGAAGTAAATGAGTGAGTCACTGATGAGCACATTGCATGGAAGCTTGGCGCATTCGGTGAATCATCCAGAATCTCCATCGGGTAGCCTGGAACAATATATGGATTGAAAATAGCATCAACGTTGCCCATACGGGAAGCAACCACAGCTTTCGTATACTCATAATCTGCCGTAGCAAAGAGTAAGCGTTGAAAAGGATGGATATCAGATTTCTGTGAATATGGGTCTAGCGAATCCTTATCTGTGTTACGAGTATCTTCTGACGTGCCATCATCAAAGACTGTAACGTCGAAACCATAACGATCAATCCACGCTGCATGCAAATCACACAACGCTTTGTAGTCTGGATCAGTCTTATCTGGCCATGCTTCATTGTTCGGTGAACCAAGGTCTTGAATCTTACCCTTGAGTAATTGAGCAAGCCAGTTAGGCAGGGTAATACGCTTATGTCTAACGCCACGACCTACTTCATATTTACCAGGCACATTAAATGATTGACCAGTAGTTCCCTGTAGGTTTACTTGGAAATTTGTACCCTTAGCAGCATTTGCCATTGCAGCACCATAAGCAATCGCTTCACGAATAGAATTCGGAGCACGGTACTGGCTACCAACTTGGCCTTGACTCCCAGGAATGATATCTGAGAATGCCGTGAGTCGGCTAGGAATCTGCGACTCATCTTGAGTAACGTTGATTGTTCCGTACATCTTGGGAAACAGCACGTTACAAATAGGGCTATAGTAAAACGGTATTTGTGGCTTAATGATTGTCTCAATAGCCATTTTATCAATCGTAGCGTACGTTGACGGAATGTCCAGATTACCTACGTCAGCATTAGGATCAAGCGGAACTTCAGCGGGGCTTGCCAATGTCAGAATCTCATATTCTACTGCTGAATAGAAATCAGAGAACATTTGCAGGAACGTAGTCATCTCACCTGAGAAACCAAGCATGTTGCCAATAGTACTAACTGCGAGTGAAGACTTAATTGCTGAAATGCTGTTAAGCCTGTACGCAGGCGGAACCATTACTGGCTTAGCCGTAGCTGATGGCGTGACTCCACCTGGACAATAGTCCTGTTTGCTAGAATCGATAATACTTTCGATTACTGTGTGTCCAGCAAGACGGTCGAAGAAGCCCAGGCCATCCTCAACGAGAGGAATGTACATGTCAGCCATAATCGTATTAAGCGTCACATCGGTATAGCATTCCTTCTTCAGTTGATTCCAGAAGTTCATGATAGCAGACGGCATACCCTTCAGTCTGTTTTCAAAGTTCTGGAAACGCTTGCTAAGCTTCGATACGTCGGCCTGAGACACGTTTGTGTTACTCGGGTCCAGTAAGTCTTTGGAATCGCTCTGAACGCCTGTAATCCCCTGCAAAGCCCTAATAATTGCGAGGGTTGAGTTTAGATTGTTAACCTTGGCTGTAGCCTGTTCCGGATTAGGATCGTTCAGGATCGTAGTAGCGTTTGAAGCGTATCCAGAGAACTCTAAAGTCACAGTGGTAAGCAGGGCATTTTTATGTTCACAATGAAACGTAATGCTTGAGCTACTATTCATACGTGACTTTGAATAGTTACCAACCAAGATATGTCCCCAAAATAAGAGACGGTCTCCACCATAGTTCTTATCACTATAGAAGATATGTACTTTCGGTTGATAATAGCGAGCTATATCAAGCAGACCTGGCTGCGGTGGAATCTGAATACTTGCAGTAGGGAGTGAACCAATGCCTTGAGAAATAGAAATAGCCTCGAAGGGAACTTGAACACCCTCGATGTATAACTTGATATCTTGATAGATTAAGTCGGTATTGTTTACATTGCCGTCTACTTGACCTTCATTCTCTGCTGAAATACCTGCATTGGCAAATACACTTGCGGCAGCAGACTGAGCATCAGTAGCGCCAGAAACAAGGCCGATAGCTGAGTTTGCAGCATTACCGATTGCGCTCTTAGCAGCAACAATGCTTGCAACTGTACTGTTCACTGAAGAAACTGCGGAGTTAACTGTGTTTGTATACAGACGTGACTAGAGCATCAGCAGTGTTACCTGCTTGCACAAGCGCGGCATTTCCCAAACTCAGGGCAGGGGCTACAAAGTTACCATCAATAGCTGATAGCGAATTTCCAAAATTGCTTACACCATTCGAGATAGACTGTGTTGCAGCACTTTGAATGTCGAAAAGGGTTACGCTAGTAGCTGAAGGGAAGGCAGAGTTAAAACTTGAATCTACAGCAGCATACGCAGTGTTCGTAGCTGTTGCGATAGCGTTTTGTTGAGCAGGACCTGTGGATTGAGACAAGGCGAAGTTACTCATCTGGGTTACAGGAGAATACAGCTGGCTGCTGTAGTCTGTGCTTCCAAGAGAGGTATTTACTGATGACAGTGTTTGATTACGAATACTATTAATCGACGTTCCAGCCTGTGAGAAGGTCGTACTCGTAATCTTTGAAAGTCCCTTGTTCTGGGACATCACTGTGTTGATTGTTACGTTTTTAATTGCGTCGAATAAAGACATTGTTAGGTCACGTTAGCATAGATACAATTGATAGCTATAACGTACAGCGTTTTTTCTAACGTATCGTTAATCGTATCTAGATAATCCCTGTAATCTTGTGGGATCAAATCTACTTCCTTTGTATACTCTACAACTAATTCTAGCTTATTCTGAGGAATTAAGCTACCCAACAGAAGTGATCTGATTGGCAACAGTTGAGAAGGAAGTGGCTTCATTCCAAGAATAGAGCCGGAATATGACTTTGCTAAGAAAACTAGGTACGGAGCCCTGTTGTAACTTGAATAGTGAACTACTACGTTATTGTCTTGAGCCAGAGGCGTATTAAATGTCAGAATCGAATTAGCAATTGAGTACGTGTTTGAATTCTGAATTACCCCATCCACATAAATATACGTAAACTGATACGTATTATCAGCAACGGTTAATGCCCACTGGTTTTCACCAGCAGCGGCCTTAATAACATCAGTAGATGAAAAGTATTCAGGTTGAATAGTTACCCGAGTTCCCACTGCAGGTATTGGCAGTAGCTGATTGGTAGCATGGTAACACGCTTGGCATACACCTGCTTTAGCAATGCACGTTGAAAGCGTACGAGTTGCTACGGTGTATGTTCCAGTAAATAGTAACTGATCGATACGATCACGGCTAATGATTTGACCAGTAGCTAATTCCACAGCACCTTCTAGTTCATAATTAACAGTTTGAATTTCACCCAACGTCGTATTGCAGTCAGTAGTTACGATTGGAACATTGGGTGTGAATATCATACTGGCGAGACTAGTCACGTCCTTATTCTGATTAGGGACGAAGTCGTATATGTCTTCAAAAACTAAAAGGCTTGAATAGCTTCTCATAGGGATGCGCCTGCTTGTGCTGTGTATTTCTTACCTGAATTTAGCAATGCCAGTTTCGACGGACTAGATCCTGAAGATGACAAGCTTGCCATAGGCCTATTCTGTAGATACCCGGTTGTAATAGGTAATCTACCTGAGTTGACCAATTCTCCGATTGACTGAGAGATAGTCTTTGGTGCGCTGGAAATTACCCCTGCTGCATTTTTAAGATTACCCAGTGCAATACGTACTTGGTTATCAATAGATGTAACCTGGCCTGTTAGACCTTGAATCGTATGATTAACAAGATTAACAATGCCTACTGCTTGATTGCTGATATCCGAAACAGCACGGATTATATCACGGACAGGACTTGTAAGAGCATTGAAGATTGAGTTGATAGACCCCATTGCATTCTTAACAAGTTTAGTCAGAGACGAAAGCACACCATAAATAGGTGAGAACAGGCTTGCACGTAGGCCAGTAAGGTTTGCACTTACACTTGAGAAAATGCCAGAAACCGTATCTCCAGCGCTGCTTAGAGCTGAGCCTACTGTAGAGCTTGAACCTGAGCCATCCGTCGTAAAACCAAAAGTATTATTACCAACCCCGAAGCTATTGTTTATATCAGAGATACCTGCGCTAAGACCTGAACCAATGCCAGTAATACCAGCTGCGATCTGGCCTGAAGTTGAAGTAGGATCTTGAATCAAGCTTTGTAGTGAAGACATGCTATTCTTAACCGTGTTAATGCCTGCCTGACTAACGAAGTTAGGAATAGCATCGAAGTTGATTAAGCCACTGTCTGCTGACGTAGGAACGCCAGGTACACGAATAGCAATAGGTACAAGCTGTTTAACCAAGAATTGGAATGAGAACTGAACGTCAGTATCACGCTGTGAGTTTTGACCCCAGTCAACGTGAGTGAAAGATCCAATTACATACATGTTTGGCAAGACGAGCTTAACTAACTCGTAGTTACGAGCTAGTTCTGTGCCTCGAAGCACTTGACCATACATGCTTAAGAATTCTGTAAACCAACCGTTATCTTGGCTATCAAAGATGTAGCCAGATATATTCATCATTACAGGTTGACGGCCAAAATAATAGACCACTTCACCATCACCGAAAGTTTCAGTGATTTGAAGTTTTTCATCAAGGCTACAACGGATATCGGTTACGAAGAAATTAGCGTAGCCACCATAACTGTTATTACCATTAATAGCATTATCAAGAGGGCCACCGCTAGCGGATAGTGATGAGCCTCCTAGTCCTTCGTTATGACCAGTTTGACGGTTCAGTGATGCAGAGCCATCTGTAGTTAACAGGCGAATATAAGCACGGCTACCTCTATCTCCACCACCTACGTTAGCAGTGTTAGTGCCACGAGGGCGAAGGGTAAATAACCGTTCTGTTTGGGTTACGGTTCCGTTACTGTTCTGAACACTGTTAGAACTTGAAATAACTGAATCGCCAAACGTTAATTGAGTAGCCATTATTCTGTAACCTTAAAGTCTGTAACTTGCAATACGACCGCCTGAGTCAATGTTTCTAACTGACCATCTAGTCCGCCAAGCTGAGGAGGTACGTATGATAACCCTTGAGCTGTGTAGCGAATATTATCAATAGCGCCCTTTACTTGATTTAAGTAAATCTCATACGGAGACATAATCATGAACCGTGGCGAAATATATGAGCTTGTAGATTTAGTGATGATTGGCATGGTCGTATTTTACCCCTTTATTTTGGTGCGCCATTGTTACGCTGATTGTTAGATCCGGCAGTTGATGGAGGAGGATTATTAAACCAGTTCATAGGATTAAGACTTCCACCCGGAGCTTGGTTAGCAATTTTATCCGCAGCTTGACCAAGTTTATCTGCTGCACCATCCAGCTTCTCAGTTGCAATCTTGAAGTTGTCGTTGTTCTTCTTAGAGTCTAAATTGTTCAGGATGTTTTGAGTAGTTGCGAAGTCGTATCGACCTGAAGCAATCTTCTCATAAGCCTTAGCATTTTCTTGGCCTTCTAAATCCAGATGCTGCTGGAAACCTACTACATCACGTAGATCCTGATCAGTAGCTCCCTTCAGACCCTCAGTTTTAAGCTTACCACCTGCTGCATACCCAAGTTGTTTAGAGACGATGTTTTCCATCGCTGATTGATCACCTGACTTCATTGCTGCAATGAACTGAGCACGCTGATCCTTATCTTGAATACGATTAGGATTCTTCTTGAAGTCATCAACGTTAAAGCTACCGTTATAAGCCAGTGAGCCTATCTGTCCGAGACCTTGCTCAACTGCACGCTTATATGAAGTAGTGATATACGTAACAGCATCCTGATCGCTACGACCTCCAACTAGACCCTTTACTTGGTCGTAATTACCACTATCAAGCATATCTCTAATTTCTTGCTGGTTAGCACCACCTGCAATTTTATTTGCAAGGTCTGAAATCTGACCGATAGCGTTTACTGAATCAAGGAAGTTCTTCCGATGACTTTCCGGGATCTTCTCAGCGCCCAAAGCTTTGGTAATGTCACCCATCAAACCAGTTACACGGCCTTGATCGTTAGCAACGGTCTCTTTGTGAACACCAAACGAGTCTACGTCATCTAGGAATGAATCATAGTTGCCTACAGACGCACTAGAACCCACCTCAGTGAGTCTGCCAGAGACGTCGGCTAGGTCGGCCTTATTCTCCTTCAACAACGTCGCCAAGGCCCTGCTTCTGCTCTTTCTGTCCGTAGCATTAATGAAGGCTTGAGCGTTCTTATTCCCACCCTTAGCCATGTCATTGATACGTTGAGTCATCTTTGTTGAGTCACTGCCCATCAAAGTGTCGCCATTGTATAACCTGCTACCTACACGACCAAGGTCAGTAAGTGTGCGGCTTGAAAAGAAGTCATGGCCATCATTAATGAGATTAATGTTAGTAGTTTGAGGCGTGTTCTTGTTAACAACCGGGCCTGTAGGACTAATAGTATCAATTACCTTGTCCATATCAGCCGGGGTGTAGTTGTTTCCAAACGAAGCACCGAACTGAATCCAGTCTGCTCCTCTCTGAACACCTTCGCCAAACACTGCTGAACCATCAGCCATCCAGCCTGCAGCCTCGCCGCTAAGTGAAGTAAGATTACGACCGCCTTTTAGTATGCTATGTACTGCACCACCGATCTTGCCGCCATACAGATAGTTCTGTGATACGTACTGACGTAGCTGTTTCTGTGTTTGAGCATTACGAGCTTTAATGCCTTGGCGGTATGTGCCAGTATCAGACTCAGCAGTACGTTGTGCAATGTATGCCTGAATCTCGTCATCAGACATGCCCATAACGCCTGACATAACACCAGCCATGTCTTCTGCGCTGTATTTTCCGTCTGGACCCTTCTGTGTTGCCATTGAATCGAGAATAGACGTAATCTGGTCTTCTAGAGCCAGCGAACCACGCTCATCCAATTGTTTACCAGCCATAACGCGGCTGTATAGGTGCATTCCACCAAACGCCTTCATAGGGTTACGACTAAAGTCTGAACCGAACTGTGAAGTAACGTTGGTAACACTCATCCCTGGACCTGAGCCAGTTGAACCGCCTCGTCCATTGATATATTGATTGTACATTGCCATTTTATTAAGCAATGTCTGTGAACCATTGATCTGTGCTGTAAGCGAAGCTTGTGTTGCGCCCTCAACTCCGCCCATACGAGCGATTTGAGATGTGTTTAGAACACCGTTGCGTCTAGCTGTATCGAATGAACCAATGATATTCGCAGCAGCCATTTGACCAAGGTAAGGCGTCATGCCGTTAGCCTGATACAGATACTGGCCTTGAGCACCTACAGTGTTCATGATGTTCTGCACGCTACGGCCAGACACAGCTGCGCTCAAGCCTAGAGACATAAATGCTCTTGAAGCTTGGCTGTTAGGACCCGTAACTGAGGCACCAGCACCGTGTAGCTTTGCTATTTCCTCGATTGCGTTCTTGATCGATGGATCACCAGCAATAGCCATTACAAGCTTTACTTGTTCAGCTACGTCTTTGACACGCTGGCTAATTTGTTTAGCCTTGGTGTCATCCAGCATACCAGAACGTGCAGTCCAGTCAGCAATGTTTGCATACTCGCCTGTAGAGAAGGTAAAGTCATTGATACCTTGACGAGTAATTTCCTTAGCTATCTGAGTTGACTCACGGTAGCCTAGACCTTGTCCGGTAACAGCATTACCCTGTGCATCTCCGAAGGTTACGCCTTGGAAATTGTCACGTAGATCTCTGGCTTCACGGCGAGTATTGATATAAGGATTGAAAATACCTTTTTGACCTGCAGTCATAATCCCTTGACCGACGGCTACAGGTAACAGGAATCTACCAGCTAGACTACCGATGCCTCCAAGAGCGCCTGTCAGACCTCTACCAACTACGCTAGGCATGTATCTACCCATTCCTGAAGAAATACCTGCTCCAAGAGCGCGGCCTGTAGCTCCACCTGCCCAAGCACCTACACCTGACGTATACTTGAACGCCATACCAAAGCCAATAGCAGGCGCAGCTATACGTTGACCAGCCCAGACTACTGAATCGAATGGGCGTGTAGATACCCCCTCGACAGTCTGAGTATTATTGTCAATAGGATTTCCGTACCTAGGCTCTGACGCCGTAGGATTGATGATGTTATTGACACCTGCGAAGAAACCCACTCTGCCATACTGATTATATGGTTGAGGACCGTCGTATTGTGGCCTGTATCCTGCCGTGTAGCTAGGAGTTAACAAATTCGGATCCATCCCAAATCCAGGATTCATATTCGCAGGATTCATTGGGTTGGCAAATGAATTGTTGTATACATCAGCTTGAGACTGATATAAATTGCCGAAGAGATTGTATGCTGATGAAGGGATCATGCCTTTATTTTAAAAAGAAAAAGCCGCTTTTTATGGCGGCTTCTGAATTACTTAAAAAGTTGGTCAAGACCCTTGACGTTATAACCTGAACCTGATTTTTCAAGAGTAGGTTTCATATGTTTAACCACGTTTTCGTAGTATTCTAACATCTCAACTTCCTTCTCTGTATGTTCTGGCATTTCTGTGTTGAATTCCAGAGCTAAATACCTGGCCCAATGTTTCTTTATATTACTTGACCAATCCCTCGCTTTATTAGGATCGGCTATGTTGGGGTTAGTCAGGGCGGTTAGCATAGACATTTTCATCTTCTCAACTTCGAGCTGACTTTCTTTTGTCATATACTCCCGATAGATCCGATCATGCAGAGAACCAAGCGGAGGAACTTTCATACCTGAGAGATGCAACTTCATTCTCTGCATCGCCCAGGCGTTTTTTAAAAATTTGCTTCTAGTTCTTTACAGGCTTCGCCTACCTTGGCATCAAACTTATATAGGGCATCAAGCAGTACCCCAATTACAGGGCCAGGAAGACGCTTAATGAACTTAGCCTTATCCTCTGCCTTAAGCCCTGAAAGATCACGGCCTTGATAGAAGGTAAGAGCGTATTGCAGATTTAGAATCATCCGCGCTTCATTAAGCGTGCTTACAAGATTGTACGTAGTTGTATCGATGACTTTGCTAATCTGTTCAATGTCTTCTGCCGTTCTTGTCTTGAATTGAACCTTTAATTTTCCACGAATTGTAACATCTTCAACGTATTCTCCTTGGAAGATAATCTCATCAAAGATACGCAGTAGCTCGTCTTTATCGTATTGAGGCTTTTCTTCAGCCTCGTCCTTTTTTTCTTCAGCAGTGTTTTCAATAACTGAAGCCTGCTCAATCGCTACTTCTTCTTGTTTTGAAGCACGGCCACGCTTTGGCTTGTGCTCTGTAAATTCAAACTCGCTCATTTCTTTCCTTAAAAATCAAATACGTTGTTCTCTTTAATCTCGTCCACCGTTGTGAACTCACCCTTAAGAACCATATACGCTATATTAGCGAAAACTACACTGTGGAACCAATCATCACACAAGTCTTCATCTTTTTTATACAGACGACGCCCAGTCACGGATTCTTCTTCGAAAATGTTCAATGCGTCCTGCCAGAATTCAGACATCAGGTTCCAACAAGGAGTCTCGATACGATCACGGCCAATCTTAGCCTTCAATACAATCGTGTCCATGTTCGTTGTTCGATCTGCTGAAAAGAACTGTCCTTCTCTGTCCCAACGAAGCGTAGACTTTGCTGCTACATATTGTACAGAATTTACTTTATCCTGGCCAATACTTTTTCTAAGCAATTCTACTTGTAACTGGCCAACACCACGGTCTGAAGCAAGCATTGTACATTTGTATTTTGCGTATAGTTCTTCAACACGCTTAACCTGATCAAGAATATCAATACCATTCAGGCGCTGGGCGTAAATAAGATATCCCTTACCATTCCAGTCGTAACCCATGATTGTAATAACGGTGTATGAATTAGAACCACCACTTACTGACCAGTCTACTCCAAGCACAGTATGGAGAATATTACGTTCATCCATTGGGAAACCCTTATCCCACTCTGTCTTGTTATTGTTACAACATGCCATTACTTCTTTAAGTGATAGTGGACGACCAGCTAGACCGCTAGGGCATCCAAACACTTCGTTAGCAAGCTTAGGCACTGAATAAGTCTTGGCCTTATGAAGTAGATCCTTCCACTTCTTAGGTCTCGTACGTGCAGGGAAAATAAGCTGAGGTAAATGAAACCCGTAATGGTCTTTCTCAGCAGGTTTTGCTGCCACCCATTTACCAGTGGACATATCGAGCAGACCTCCGCAGTACACACAGCCTGGACCTTCTTTATTGGCATGCAGAATCGTATGGCAAATATCGAAATCAAGGGGTAGCGTGTACTTATTGCAATGCGTACATCTAACCGCCCACTCCATCATGTTCGATTGCTTGAACTTCTGTGTGAGTGAATTAGTCTCTGTTTTAGCCGTGCCTGTGTATCGTCTGAATGCAAAGTCTGAAGCACCCAACGTTTCTGCAAGAATAGG